AATTCTAATCAAGAATTATTAGCTGTGGCTAAATTAGCTCAACCTCTTCCTACTTCCCAAACAACAGACACAACAATTTTAATAAATATAGATAGATGAACTGGTTATATTATGAAGACGAGATTACAAACATATCACAGTTTCCTGAAAATACTTATGGATTTATCTATAAAGTAATTCATTCTACCACAGGAAAGGTATATATTGGTAAAAAGGTACTTTACCATAATCAAAAGAAAAAGCTAACTAAAGCTGAATTAGAATTATCTACAGGTAGAGGTAGAAAGTCTTTATACAAGATAGTTCAAAAAGAAAGTGATTGGAAATCATATTATGGTTCTCAAAAAGAAATTAAAGAACTAATTACTCAAGGTAAAAAAGATGAATTTAAACGTGAAATTCTCCAATTTGTAAATAATAAGAAACTTTTAACTTATTTTGAGACAAAATGGTTATTCACATTTGGAGTACTAGAACACCCAGATTTATATTTTAATGATAATATTCTAGGTAAATTTTATAGAAAAGATTTTGATACCCAAGAATAGTTTTATACCTTTATACTTTGATGATAAATCACATCCTAGTAACGCTAGTTGATTCTGTCTTAGGACAAGGTAAAAAAACATCAAATGGTAACTATGCTTACCATTGTCCCTTTTGCCATCACCATAAACCTAAACTTGAAATAAATTTTACAGAAAATAAACAAGGACATAATCCTTGGCATTGTTGGGTTTGTAATACTAGAGGAAAAACTATAGTAGGATTATTTAAAAAGACTGAAGCATCTCCTGAAAAAATAGCTGAAGCTAAATCTTATGTTAAAAGTAGGTATGAGGTAGAAGAAACTATTGTTAAAAACACTCTAAAACTACCTGAAGAATTTACCCCCCTATACCCAACACCTTCTGGCATTTCAGCTAAACATGCTTTATTTTATCTAAAGAAAAGAAATATAACAACTGAAGATATTATAAAATATAATATTGGGTATTGTGAATTTGGAGAATATGCTAATATGATTGTTATTCCTTCCTACAACGCTAATGGTGAACTTAACTTTTTTGTAGGTAGGAGTTTTGAAAAGGAATCTTTTAGAAAATATAAAAATCCATCTGTATCAAAAGATATTATACCTTTTGAACTTTTTATAAATTGGGAATCACCTATAATATTATGTGAAGGTCCTTTTGATGCTATGGCTATTAAACGAAATGCTATCCCATTATTGGGAAAGCATATTCAAAATAATTTAATGAAAAAAATTGTCACTTCTAAAGTAGAACAAATTTATATAGCTTTAGATAAAGACGCTCAAAAAGACGCTTTAGATTTTTGTGAAGTGTTTATGAATGAAGGCAAAGAAGTACATTTAATTGATATGGAAGATAAAGACCCATCAGAGATGGGATTCAAATCTTTCTTAAATTTACTTCACAAATCAACCCCCCTAACCCTATCAGGGCTATTAAGTAGAAAATTAATGATATGAGTAAAATAAAAAATTCTTATGGTAGAATATTAGAGATATCTGATGACCATAAGCAAATAACACTCCCAGACTCCAGGTATTATAGACGCAATGGGGAGTATTATCCATCTATAACTTATGTTTTAAGTTATTATCCTAAAGGAAAATATTTTGAAGATTGGCTTAAACAAGTTGGTTATGCTGCAGACCATATAGTTAAAAGAGCAGGTGAAGAAGGAACTCAAGTTCATGGAATGATTGAAGATTATCTTAATGGTAAAGAACTTAGTTTTTTAGATGATTTTGATAATCCTCAATATAATCCTGATGTTTGGCAAATGTTTATAAAGTTCGTAGATTGGTGGGAAACATATAATCCAACTTTAATTGAACCTGAAGTTCATTTATTTTCTGACAAATATAAAGTAGCTGGTACTTGTGATTTAGTTTGTGAAATAGATGGAGAATTATGGATTATAGACTTTAAAACTTCAAATCACCTCCAAACTACTTATGATCTTCAAACAGCTATCTATGCTCAATGTTTTGAAGAATGTTTTGGTAAAAAAGTAAACCGTACAGGTATATTATGGTTAAAATCTTCTAAGAGAGGACCAGCCAAAGGTAAGATTCAAGGTAAAGGATGGGAAGTATATGAATCTTCTCGTTCAAGAGAAGAAAATTTAAGTATTTTTCAAACTGTTAAACGTTTATTTGACTTAGAAAATCCAAACCCAACCCCAATATTTACAGGGTTTAGAACTAAAGCTAAACGGGATTTGTAATATTTATCACAAATACTTGCTATGAGGCTATTGTCTATTCTTTTAGAGGCTGTAACCAGTCCTAAAGCTATATTCTTGACTGGTCCTTCTGGAGCTGGTAAGACAACCTTACTTAAGCAGTTAAATCTTCAAGGATTTGAAACTATAAATGTTGATGATACTTATGAAGCCCTACTTAAAGCTTCAGGATTTGGGACAGATTTTAAAAAATTTACCCCTGATCAAATAGCGCAAGCTGGTAAATTTATGAGTCAAGCCCGAACAGCTACCAAAGAAAAAGAAGCAGAAGTTATATCTAATGCTAAAAACATAATCATAGACTCCCCAGGAGCAGCTTCTGGACCTTTATTAAAGAAAAAACAAGAACTTGAGGATTTAGGTTATGATACTTTTATGTTTATAGTTGTTGTTCCTGTAATGACTTCTTTAGATAGAAATTCTAAACGTGATAGATCTTTACCCCCAAGTGCTGTTATAAAAAATTGGGAAGGGGTATTTAAAAATATACCTGTTTATCAATCTGAATTTAGCCCAAATATGACTATTATTAATAATAGCCCTGAAGGAGAAAATTTTGAATTTGATCCTAATGAATATGTGAAAAGATATATTAAAGGTGAAGATAAAGTAGTAGGTAAGCCTAAAACTCCTGAGGAGGAAGCTAAAAAAAAGAAAGATATGGATGAATTATTTAAAAGTATCCAACAATTGTTAAGCCAAAAAATTGAATTTGACTCCTTTTCCTCAGCTAAATCTAAATTAAATAAATTTTTAACTCAGTGAATAGATTAGTTCAAGAATTAATTAGACCTTTTTTAAATGAGGTTGATTCAAAATATGATGTTGTAATTTATGGAGGTGGATTTAAACCACCTACAAAGGGACACCTTAAAACAGCCTTAAGAGCATATCAAATACCATCTAATGAACATCAAATTGTAATTGGAGCTGGAGTTAGAGATAATATAACATCAGAAGCTTCATTAAAAATTTGGCAATTATATCAAAACAGAGAAGGTTTACCTCAAGATATTAAAATATTCCAAGCTCCTTCTCCTGTAAAATATACTTTAGATTTAGCTAAAGAAAATCCTGATTTAAAAATTGCTTTTATAGCTGGTGTTAGAGACAATGATGATTTAGATAGTGCTGAAAAATTAAAAAAATCATTCGCTCCTTTAGGAATTCAAGTAGAAATAATCCAAGACGACTCAGCTGAAGTTAGTGGAACTAAAGTTAGAAGAGCTTTTTCACGTAAGGATAAAGATACTTTTTTATCTCTTATGCCTAAAAATTCTGGAGAAGAAATTTGGAACATTTTAACTCGTTTCCTTATTCCTGAAATTCAAGAAGCTCAATCTAAAATGGGGTATAGAGCTGGTTTATTTAATCCATCTCAACCTGCTGAACGTTTAAAAGATAAAGGTATTGGTATTGTAAAATCTAAAGTTGGTCTTTTAGGTACAGGATATTATTTTATGGGTAGTTTAGAGGATGTTAAAAGACTACAAGACCAATTAGGGTATGATACTATATCACAAGTAGATTTATCTAAATATGATTTATTTAGACCGGATGATCCCACAGGATTTTACGAGAATATAAAAGCCACAACAGCATATTTACATGGACTTAAACCTGAAGATCTACAGGATTCTAACGTAAAAAACAATATTGATGACGCGGTTGATGGGTTTTCAAGTTATCTAAACTTAAATAAAAAAGAAACATATAATATATTTAAAGATTATCTAAAAGATGTCTTTAAAAGAAATGATGGAGATCTATTAACAAATCGTTTGTTAAAAAATTATGATGGTATTGATTTAACAGGTACTGAATATGATGATTTTGGGGCTGGTTCTTTAATATTTAATGGAAAATTAAAAGATGGAACTTATTCAGAATTAGAGCCAATTGAAGAAAAAATTTATTTTAAACCTGAACCTAATATAGGCTTAGATGATGTTGAATTTTTAGACCAATTCGCTGATTCTAAATTAGCTCCCTTAGATATAGACTTATCAGGACAACACTTTATTGATAGACTAAATGACCCCAGAAACAATCCAGAGATTGAAGTTGAAGAATTAGAAGATTTTTTTGATAAGTTAGGTGTTAAAAAAGATCAATTTATTGATTTGTTGAATAGTGATGGAGAAATTGTAGCTCAAGATAGACAAACTAATATTAATATTCCATTTATTAAAAAAACAAAGAATAAAGCTGCAGCTAAAACTATAATGCGTAAAAGCATTTTTAAAACTTTAAATCCTGTCCTTTCTCTTCAAGAAGGTAGATATGATGCTGAAGTAACTACTCAATCTCGTTACATAGTTAACCAACTTAAAAATAATTTTGGGGTTAAATATGAAGAAGAAACTGGAGGTAGTATAGGGAATATTGAATATGATTTAA